ACAAGAAGTTAATACATCTACTATCTATTTGAGACTTCTCAGCCCATTTAGCCCAAATACCAGCATCAAATTTTACTTCTGTAGAAATAAATCTAGTCTTTTGAGCAATATCTAATGAAGTTACATTATAATCTCCATTGTCTGGGTTAGTAGTCAATAAAATATGCCAGTTCTTAGGTAACTTCCAAGAAGCATATGCTTGCTCGTCAATTAAAGTCATTGTAGCTTGCATAAATCTATGGTCAGCTCTGGTATAATCATCAAGAATTAAGAAACCACCTTCTTTTTTACCTTGAATCCACTCAGGCGCAGCATGTGACATTCTCTTATTGATTACTTTGTAACCTTTCTTCATTGCTGCATCAATCTGATGCTCATTAATCCAGGTAGTCTTACCTTCAGCATTTGAAATCTCAAATTCTTTTACGGGAAAACCTACTAAGTCACCCAATTCTTCAAACTCTGCTAAGTTTAGTCTTATCACATCCATTCCTAACTCAGTTGCTAACTGCTTTACAGATGAGGTTTTACCCAAACCAGCATCACCCTCAATATTTACTGCTACAGGAACTTTTCCTAAGCTTTGAATGTGTTGGTTATTAACAACCATATACTTTACAAAATCTTTTAACTCATCTAGGTTTAATTGAACTTGGCTCATTTTTTGCTTTTTTAAAAATTTATAACTCTAACTTAATTACTTTGCCAGGAAGTGCTGTATTTAAATGTGATCTTTCAGATAATACCCACAATACTTTGCCTTTTGGCTTTATACTAGTGTAACACTCACCATCAGTAAAATATATCAAACTTGTATATTTTCTGATGTTAGCATCATAATACTCTAGGACGGGATCAAATTCAGTCCCACCTCTACCTACAATGTTTAAATCATTACCTCCTTTGTAAGGCTCAATACTATTAATTTTAGTATCACATTGTATAATAGTTATATCTACTCCAGTTTTATAAATGTGATGAATCTCATTCATAAATTCTTTAAGTTCTGCATCACTTACTGAACCTGAAGTATCAATAGCCAACAAAATATGCTGACGCATTTTAATTTTTAGACCTGGAAAAGCCGGAAATCTTTTGTTTTCCTTTCTCTGAAGTTTCTTGGTAAATACTTTTGTACTTGTACCAGTAAATCTTCTTACATAACTTTTCCAATCAAATTTAGGTTTTACAATTTCTTCTACTTTAATAAGCCCACTGATTTCTCCAGGAATAGTACCTCTTTTCTTTTCAGTTTGGTCTTTAGCTTCAGTAAGAATTCTTTGAATTTGACGGTCCATAAGCTTTTGCTCTGTCTCACCAATATTATCAAATTCATCCCATGTATCATGATCAGAACCTGTACCCATTCCTTGTTCTATTTGGTCAAGTAATTGATCCATTGCTTCTGAACCTGAAGTACCATTTTGCTCTTTCTCTTCCTGTGCTTCCAAAAGCTTTTTATAATAGTATTTAGTACCTGCTTTTGTATCAAGGTTTAATTCATGATAGTCATCAATCATTATACCTCTTCTAGGTAATTTAGCTTCAATTTGTTTTAATGCTTCTTCTGTAAATCCAGCATCTTGTGCTTGTTTATATTCAGCCATTACAGTCTTTTTAAGAGCTGTATATTCATCTGTAGTATATTCACCACCGGGTAACCAAGTCTTATCTATATACTGGTTAATTTCCATATCCATTGCGATATTGGCCAACCTCTTATCTGCAAAATTGTGATAAGCTGTTAAATGACCAAAAGCAATGTGCAATAATTCATGTTTCATTATTCCTAACCTATGTAGGTCTGTAAGCTGATTAACCCAAAAATCTTCATTTATGGCCAACTGGTAGTTAATACCATTTTTACTTACACCTGCTGTAGGAATATCATTTCTCCAATGTTTGTTCAACTGAATAAGAAAGTAACCATAATACGGTTCTTTCAACATAAGGTCTTTACTAGCCTTACTAAGTAAATCTGTTTTATTCATGCTTAAATTTTATTTCTATTTTATTTACAAATTCATACCCATATGCATTCATATTTTTTTCTACTTCAGAAAAATACAATTCAAAATATAACTCAACATATTCAGATTTACCTTTTACTTCTTTAGGTAAAACAGAATTTAATAAAGTCAAACTCATAGTTCTATTTTCCAAAGACAGATTTAAAAAGCTACCAAATCTTTTAGTTAGTTGTCTATAAAAATCATTATCAATCCAGAATCTTTCATTTTTATTAGCAAAAGCTATTATTATAAAAACCCATTCTAGATTTTTATCCAAGTCTAAACTTGCCAAAATAGTTTTAGCCATTTCATGATTACTAGGATCTTTTGATTTTATCATTTCAATCAGATTCTTACACTCTTCTTTGTTTAATATTAAATCAGACATATTATTTAGTTTTACATTTTACCAAATAGAGACTGTTCTCTACATTTTCTTACATGCTTTTCAATAAAAGCTAAATACCTGTAAATACATTTTAATTTGTTTTTAAACACAGGCTTTCTTTTTAAAATAGTTGTATACATCAGGAATATGTTTCTTGTAGTATGGTTGATTATCCATACACCATTCTTTTAATTCTTCTTTTGTTTTAAATGGTTTCATCCAAGAATTTCCTGACATAATTTGATTAAATGTAGGTTCTAGTTCATCAATAAATGATTGAACTGTCCAACCTTCCCATACATGTTTGTTATTATTCATAATTATTTAATTTTGTAAAATTTTATAACTTAAAAAGTCATTTCTCTTAAGTTACCATGAGCATCTTCAAAATACTCAATACCATTAATAACTTGTATTTTTAAAGGAACAAGTTTCCATTTAACACCTGAAAGTGTTGGTCTAAGTCTTTTCAGATACTTAACAATATTATTAGTATAAACTATTTTATTATAAATTACACCTGAATGTTCAATTGTAAACTTAAATGGTATTCTTTTAGTTATTTTTTTCATAATTATTTAATTTTATAAAATCTACCTAAAATATTACCATTCAGAAATTCTTCTTTTTCAAGCACTTCATACACAAATTGGTGTTTAGTTTCTTGATAAGTAAGTTCCATTCCAGAATAGCATATTCTAAGTATTTCTCTTTTTATGCTTATTCCATTTTTATGAGCTTCTTTGAGAATCTTATTACTACTGAAATAATTTCTATAGTCTGGTGTAATTACCGTCTTATATTTCTTTAACCTTTTGTCAGTAGTCATTGCAAGAGCTTTCTTACCCAAGGCTCTTTTTACATTTGAAAAGAAATTCTTCTTTCCTATGTAAAGAACAGACTTACCATCTATTATAGCTGACATAATGTAAATAAAACCAATGGCACCTTCAGGTATATCAGAATCTTTAAACTCTTTACCATTATAGATCCATTCTGTAGTAGAACTCATAATTTACTTTTTATTAGATTAAACACAATGTTTCTTGTTTCTTGAACACCTCTAGCTTTTACAGTATCAGAGATATCTTTCTCAAATGGTAATTCTAAGTAATCAAATCCATACTTTCTTTGATATGCTTTAGAAGCATCAATACCTGGTTGATCATTATCAAATAGTATTAAGCATTTAGCATATTTTTGTGAATACTTTTTCATAATATTCTCAGAAATAATAGTGTTCTCACTATCCGGTGCAATTACTTCAGCATTACCAATTCCAAGAGTTTTAAAAGACATTATATCTTTCAAAGATTTAGTAATAATCAGATACTTTGAATCAAAATTAATCTGCTCAGAACCTTGAATATAATCAGAGACTTTTATAAACTTACTTTTCTTATTTTTAGGTTGATAGATCTTATATAAAGTACCATCTTTTCTAAAATAACCATAAGTATATTGATTCTCAAATCTTAATTCTTTTACCTCACCATCATTATCAGTTTTACTTAATATAAAATACTGCAATGGGTGTACATTATGTTTACTTAAAACCTTTGAAGAAATTTTATAAGCCATCCAAAAATCTTGATCAAGATTATTCCAGTGTCTCATTTCATAATCAGATACTTCATATCTGCTTTCAGCAACAAACTCTCTTGGTGCAATATCATGTTTTGCTATGTAATCTGAATAGTCATCCATAATCTTTCTAACAGAAATTCCTCTAGATTCAAGATTATAATATAACATTACAAGTTCTATAGCATCACCTGACTTACCTGAAGAAAAATCCTTAAATCTATATCTACCCATCTTATCAGGATAAATACAAAAAGACGGAGTATTTTCTTTAGTAAATACAGATTTAATTTTAAGATCTTGTCCAGTTAGCTTTTCTGTAAGATTTAAATAAAACTCAAATATCCATTCTGTTGGTACTTGGTTTAAGTCAGATATAATTGCTTTTGTTGAAATCATAACAAATTATTTTAGAATAAAAAAGGGAGCACTGAGACTCCCTTTCTCAAAAGTTGTGAACTTTTAATCTAAGCTGAAGTCAGCAGAATTTTTACTTGGGATAGACAAATCATCTTCAGCACCAAAGTCTTTCTTCTCTGTAACTTCTAGTTTCTTAAGATGTTTAGCTTCATTGTATTCTAAAACTTTACCAGTTTCAGGATCACCATAAGCATATTTTTGTCCTTCACCTTTTGGTAAATACAAATCATAGTTTGTGTAACCAGTTTTACCCATATATTCTTTACCTGCTACACACCAGTTAAAATATTTACCTTTAATAGGTGCATTATCACTAAAGTTTTTAACAAAGTCTTCAATTGTATCAAACTTGTTATCTTGAGCAATAAACCACTCATCAATACCAAAACTATGTGCTAAGTTCTTTAAGAAGATCATAATAGATCTGTCTCTTTGAATTTTCACACCTGTTTTAGTTTCTCCATCAGCAAAAGCATATTGACTAGCTTTAATTCTACCAATTTGACCTGCATAATGACCTTTGCTTTCATCATCTTTGTCAATCATAAAACCTTCAAACCCATCAATAGGTGGTGTTTCTACATTTAACATTAAGTGGTATGCACCATCAATAAATGTAAACTCTTCTAATGTTACACTGTTAATTTTTAAAATGTTATTACCAGGTGTAATTGTTTTAGGCATCCCTGTGCCTGTTCCTAAATCAGTTGTACTTAAAGCCATTTTTTCTACTTTTTTTTATTATTAAACTTAAATTATTAAATATATACTTCATCCCAAGAGACTTTTAATTCTCCTTCACTAGAATCAGCAATTACTATTTCTTTATTTCTTAAATGATCTGGTCTTGCACCACAAGTTACTTCATCAACAGTTTTAAAACTTAGAATAGTCTTAGAACCCTTTCTGTACATATAACCAATTGCATCTGCATTAGCACAAACCAAAGATTTGATTTTACCTGTCAAATCAATATTTGCAGCCATAACCATCTCACCTTTATCATCAACTTGCTTATCTTTAATGTGCCCAGATAGGATCACATA